GTCAGCGGACGGTTCGGGAAGTCGGTGGGACCGAACAGGTCCTCGTTGTCCTCTCTCCCGGCCCCCTCGCCCACGATCTCGGGGAGCTCGGACTCGTCGATGGTCCCCGTGCTGGTGCCCGGCGCTTCCGGCGCGGCGTTGGCAACGTCCAGCCCCTCGTCGAGGTCCTGGGCCGCGCCCTTGGGAAGGTCGGTCCCCTGCTGGTGGATCCCGGGCTCCTCGATCGGATCAGCCATAGCCGATCACCACCGAGTTCTCCTCGACATCGAACACGTAGCGGTAGACCGTGAGTCCCACCATCGGGAACACCCGATGACCGACAGCGCACGGCCCCCACATCACGACGTAGCCACCGGGGTACAGGTGGTCCTTCGCGTACCCGAGGCCACGGGCCAGGACAGAGTCGTCGTCGACGAACGCCTCTCTCGGGCCGGGAGTCCCATCCGGGTACGCAGCCTCGTCCTCCCACGGCAGGGTGCAGGCGATGACATCGAACTTCCCCTCGACGTTCTCGTACACGTCGGACTGAAGGAACTGCGCGCTGAACACGTTGTTGAGACTCGCGTTGCGCTTCGACGCCAGCACCGCGTTCTCGTTCACGTCCACTCCCACGACCTTCGCCAGCGGCGACCGCTTCGCCACCCACAGCCCGATGTTGCCAACCCCGCACCCGAGATCGAGCAGCCTCCCGTTGTGCGGGAGGCGACGCTCGGCCTCCTCGGCCACCATGATCGTCGGGGGATCGACGGGGTAGGTACCGAGGGGAACCTCGAGCTCGAGGAACCCGAACCTCACCGCCGTCGTGCCGCCATCGTCATCGGGGCACCCATCTGCATGATCTGGGTCATCATCATGATCGGACCCATCATCATGGCCCCGCCCACGGAGACCCCCGCGTCCTGCGACGCGCTACCGGGTCCCGACTCCGCGATGGCCTGGGCGATGGCCGTGTTCACGTTGCTGATGTAGATGCCGCCACCGGCACCGCCACCGGCACCGCCGAGGTCGGGCTGTGCCCCGAACGCGCCGCCACCGGGGCTACCCCCCATCGAGCCGAGCGGGTCGTCGGGGTTGTAGGTCGGGGCGGAACCGCCACCCCTCATCCTCCGTCTGGGCATCTCGTCACCTTTCCTAGCGTCGCGTTCCGGCCATCATCATCATCTGCGCCTGCATCTGCATCTGCTGTACCTGCGCCGCCCCCGTCAAACCGAGCAGGGGGATCGGGCGAGCCGCACGACCCTGGGACTGAGGGGGCGGGCTGGGCGCTGGCGCGGGCGACGGCCGGTTGGACCGACCCGGGGCGCTGGCACTGGGCGAAGAAGCAGGCGGGGCACCTCCGAAGCCGCCACCACCCTGACCCTTGCCCCTCCCCTTGCCCTTGCCCTTGCCCCTGCCTCTGCCTGGACCGAAGCCGCCACCAAGAGCGCCGCCGCCGAGGAAGCCAGCCCCCTCCTGACCAGCGAAGTCGGTGGACGGCTGGAAGAACTCCGTCTCTGCCCCCGGGAAGACCGTCACCACCGGCCCCCGCTCTTGCTTGATGGGCTGTGCCGGGTCCTCCCACTTCCTGCCTCGCTTGCGTCGAGCCATCAGTACGTCCTTCCTGGTAGGGGCGGCAGGGCGGGAGCCGCCCCACCTTCGGCCGCGGGCGCGGGCGCGGGGCCGACCAGAGACTCCTCGGCCGAAGCCACCGCGGCCTGCGCCTCCTGCTGTGCAAGCAGCTTGTCTCGGATCGCAAGGGCGATTTCCGCTGGCGTCTTGTTCTCCTGGGTCAGGATGAGGGCCTCGGCCCGGGTGAGCAGATCGGTCTCGGGCGCGGCGATCCCCGCAGCGAAACCGTCCACGAGCTGCTGCTGGAAGATCTCGGCCTCCATCGCGTCCACGTCCTCAACGTTGTCCGAGAGCTCCATCGCCTTGCGGCGGGAGATGATCCCGTACTGGGTCTGCGTCACCGCCTGCACCGAGCGGTTGTAGGAGTCCATGCTCGAGCCAGCCGGGTACGTGACCCGGTTCTCGTACTGGCCCACGATGTCCTTGGACGGGGTGTACGTCCCGGTGAAGGAGCGCCCGCCCGCGATCCCCGCCAGTTGCTTGTCCTCGGCGTCCAGGTACTTCTCGTCGATCTCCAGCATCAGCGAGTAGGCCCGCTGCTCGAGGTCGCCGATCGACTCCTGGTACCCGGTGACCGCCGTGGCGTACTTGCCCATGAGCGCGTTGATGCCCTGCGCCGAGATGATGTTCTGGTCCACCGCACCGTGCCGCCCCTGCGGGATCCCCGCGGCCTCGCGGCTCTGGTCCAGAAGCAGCGACACGTCCTGGTACATCTGCTGCGAGGAGTTCGCCACCTCGGCCCGCTCGATGTTCGCCTGGTAGTCCATCGTGTACAGGATCGCGCCCGGCCCCACGTCCTCCGGGTTGTCGAACGACCCCCGCACGATCTTCTCCGCGAAGATCATGTCCGCCTGCTGCGCGAGGTGGAGCTCCATCAGCTTGTTCGCGGTCCCCAGCGGCGGGATGGCCTTGTCGAACTGACCACGGAAGCGGCCATCCGCGGTCTCGCGGTAGGCGATCATCGCCATCGGCTTGCCCGTGAGGTTCGGGAGTTGGGCGAAGGTGATGGTCCGGTTCTTGAACCGGGCGTCCCGGGCTCCGCGGTGGATGACCTTGATGCACCAGCCCTTGTCGTAGAACTCGATGATCTCCAACTGCTCGTTCGACTCACGAAGGTCGCCGTAGCGGATCTCGTTCGAGGTGAACAGTTCGGGGATCAGCGTCGGGTACTGGGCCACCAGCATCCGCGTCTTGGTCACGTACCGGACCACGAGTGAGGAGAGCTCGGCGGGGTCATCGAGCGCCGGGTCCGGGTAGACGATGCGCGGGTCCTTCCGGTACACGCGGGGGAAGTAGGAGTTGAAGTCCGGCCATACCACCCAGCACGCGAGGCCCGTGGAGACGAGGTCGATCGCGGTCTTCTTGCGGAGCCGCTTGAGCTTGTTCAGCCTCCGGTAGGTGTAGAGGGTCTGCTGGCGGCGCAAGGCGTTCTCGACGGAGGGGGGCTTGTCGTCCTTCTGCGGGACGACGATGGTGGGCTCGGGACCGGCGACCAGTCCGGCCAGGTCCTCGGTGTCACCGGACACGTACTCGGCGACCTTGGGCATGTCCTCGGAGGTCGTGCCGTCGGGCCAGACCGTGTTCCACCGGCCGTCGACGATCGCGTCGTACTTGGCGACCCGGGCCTTGTGGGCGCGGTGCTCTCCGACGAAGTCGGCGGCGATGGAGTACACGTCGGTCGCCGTCAAGGGCGTGTCGTTGGCCCTTGCGGCGGCGATGTCTGGAAGGCTATCTGCGACCGCTACCACTCGTCACCCAACCCGGTACGTGGCTATTGCGAACCCATGCAGGTGCATCCCTATGCTTGCGTCGGAGTCCAGGGCGGAATATCCCGATGTTCTCCGCGGACAGGTCGGCGAACCACAGCGCCATCACCCGGTCCTGCTTCCCCTTGCGTCCAGCCCTCCACAGCGCGAGCTCGTCCTTGAACGGCCGCATGTGCTGATCGGACCCCGGCCCCGCGGGGATCTTGAACAGGCCCTCCGCGAACCGGCCCGCCGTCGCCAGGACCCCCCAGTCCGGGTCGTACTTGTTCTGGCTGTCGGTCTTCCACATCTCCAGGGTGCAGCCGAGGGCGTGGAGCTTCATCTTCAGGTCCGGGTCGTCCCCGAGCTGGGAGAAGTTCTGCTCGACCCGGCACCGCACCGCCCCGTACCGCTTCGCCGCCTGGACGATCTCGAACTTGATGGCCTCCCGTTGTCCGAGCCCGGTCTTGGCGATGCAGTCCACGACGTAGCGGGTCTTGGTCGCTCGATCGAGCGCGAGCACCACGATGGCGCACGTCCCGTCGGTGGCCGGGTCCACCCCCATGACGACAGCGGTGTGCTCGGGGATCTGGCCCACGCGGAGCCCCGGATCCTCGGAGGCTTGGATCACCTCGAGGGGGAACGGGGAGCCGGGCAGCCCGATCGCCTCCTGCTGGTAGATCAGAGCCCAGTCGCGGGGACGCATGTTCGGAGGCATCCGCTCGGCCGCGAGACGTTCGACCGGCCAGACTTCCGGCCACAGGGCGTTGCCCTCGTCGTCGATCGCGGGCTTGACCATCTTCGCCCAGTTGGCGGTGTAGTCGGCGTCGTCAGCGAGCATCTGCGCGTACACGTCCTGCTCGTGGACGCGGGTCCCGATGATGACGATCTTCCCGTCCGAGGAGAGTCGGGTCAGGCACTTCCCGAGCAGCCAGGCGATGATCCGCTCCTGCTCGTTCTCGTTGACCCAGTCCTCGACGATGTCGTCCAGGATGATGAGGTCCAGCCGGGATCCGTAAATCTTCCCGCCCAGACCCATCGCCTGCATCGTGTAGTCCTTCTGCCCGGTCTTGGCTCCCGTCGCCGTGAAGAAGTTGGCGGTCCAGGGCTTGCCCGACTTGTCCCCCCGCGCCGGGGTGAAGGGGCCGAAGTCGGCCACGAGGTTCTTGAGCTC